AAGGATAAGGGATATTCTCTCCGTGACTGGTTCAAAGGTGGTGGTTGGAAACAGACTGGTGGTAAATATGATGGTAAACCTTGTGCGAAACAACCTGGTCAAAAGACCAAACCATATTGTCGTGATGCAGACGACCGTGCTGCTATGAGTAAGGAAGAGAGAAATAAGAGAGCACGCAAAAAGCGTAAAGAAGATCCAAATCCAAACAGAAAAGGGAAGGCAAAGAACGTGACTCAAGAATCTTATTCAGACTGGAGAAAAGACCTGGAGCAACTTGATGAATTTCTCGGAACTGGAAGGGTAGTTGCTGGCAGAAGTCAACCTGGAGTAAATCCAGCTGGTGGATCTAGATATACTGAGGCAGGAACAGTACAAAAACTTTTCGGTGTTACAATTCCTGGTAGTTTTAAAAGAGGAGTGTCTCAATCAGATGTGGACAGATATAATAAATTAGCACCATCTAGTGCAAAAATTAAACCAGATAACGTATCTTATGATCAACTTATGGGTTATAAACCTGGAGGACAGAGAACGGTAGGAATAACTCCAGTTCCAAAACCACAAACATCTACTCCTACTTCATCACAATCAAGTTCAGCTCCAATTACATCTGCAAATAATACTAGATTGAGACAAGCACAACAATCTGGAAGAGAGATTGGTAATATGACAGGAACCTCTGGTTTGATGAATAAGACAAGTAATACTGCAAATAGAACACAAAGTCGTTATGATATGCTTAGACAAGTTATGAGACAAGCGGGAGTGAGAGGTGCAGATCAAAATATGAATTTGCGTGGTGTTCCTATGAGAAACTCATATGAACCAGAAGGTGAAGTTGTTGCTGAACGCGATGCTGGGGGTTCAAGCCCTATGGATAGAATGATGTGCCGCGACGGTGTTTGCCGAAACGAACGCGAAATTGAAGAACTTAGAAAGAAAAAGTTAAAAGAAAAAGGAGTTCCTTTAGATAAAGCACACTACGAACCACAAGGTCAAGTGATTCCTGAAGATGCTTTTGATCCAAACTTCGTTGATAGAAAACGCAAAGAGCAAGATCGTTCAAAAGACAAAGTACAGCAAGCACCAGCTGATGCTAGTAAGAATATCGACACTAGACCACCAGCAGATTTTCCTAAAACTCCCAATACTATGAGACCAGGAACCAGTGGTGGTCGAAGCACTAATAGGATGGGACCAGGAACCAGTGGTGGTCGAAGCACTAATTCTATAAAAGCAGAACCCTTAGCAACTCTTAACAGAGGGGAGAAAGGGGACGGTTTCCTTGGACCCACTATTACTATTGGCAAGAAACGTATAGGTATTCCAAACATATCTCCAATCAGAAATGAGGAAGTTGAAGCAGTTGAAGAAGGCAAGAAAGATGCTTGCTATCATAAAGTCAAGTCTCGCTATTCTGTCTGGCCAAGTGCATATGCTTCTGGTGCATTAGTCAAGTGCCGTAAAGTTGGTGCTAAGAACTGGGGTAACAAGACCAAGAAAGAGAGTGTTGATTATTCTAACTGGAGAGATGACTTCCAAGCATTAGAAATTGAAACCATCGATCTAATCAAAGCAGACCCTATTGAAGTTCCACCTTCAAGAATTGATATCATCAAAGAAGGTGCTAAAAAGAATAATCAAGTAAGAGTAACTAATGTTGGTGATACTCTTAAAAAGTCTGTAGATAATCAAATTATGACAGACCCAGAATTAAAGTTGATTAAGAAGAAGTTTATTGATTTGGACAAAGCACATTACGAACCAGAAGGTGAAGTGCTTGATGAGAAGTGCTGGAAGGGTTATGAGAAAAAAGGTATGAAGACCATGTTTGGTAAGAGATATCCAAACTGTGTCAAAAAGAAGAAGACCAGAAAAGAAGAGGTTGAACACATTGATGAAAAAATTAATCCTCTTTTGAAGGGTATTCTTAAAAAAACACCTAAGGGAGAGGATCCAAAGAAGGGTGGAGTTCCTTATAAAATTACCGGCAGGATGACGACTGCTGATAATTATCAACCAGAAGGTGAGATGACAGAAGATAAGGATCCTTGCTGGGATACTCACAAGCAAGTTGGTATGAAAAAGAAAGGTGGTAAGATGGTCCCCAACTGTGTGCCAAAAAACGAGGAGTATTCCAACTGGAGAGATGAACTTGAGGAGGGTGCTGCCTGGACAAAAAAGGAAGGTAAGAACAAGTCTGGTGGTTTGAATGAAAAGGGACGTAAGTCTTATGAGCGTGAGAACCCTGGTTCTGATTTGAAGAGACCTTCTAAGAAAGTTGGTAACAAGCGTCGTAAGTCATTCTGTGCCAGAATGAAGGGTATGAAAAAGAAGCTAACTAGTAAGAAGACTGCTAACGATCCAGATAGCAGAATCAACAAGTCTCTTAGAGCGTGGAACTGCTGATTGGTTAAATTTTTATGAGTGATGTATATCTTGGTAATCCGAATCTAAAAAAAGCAAATACGGAGATTGAATTTACAGAGGAACAAATTATTGAGTTCCTCAAATGTAAAGAAGATCCCGTATATTTTGCTAATAACTATATCAAGATTGTTTCTCTTGATGAGGGTTTGACACAGTTTCATCCCTACGACTTTCAAGAGAAACTTATTCACAACTTCCACGAAAACAGATTCAATATCTGTAAGATGCCACGACAGACTGGTAAGTCTACTACCGTGGTGTCTTATCTTTTGCATTATGCTGTTTTTAATGATAGTGTGAACATCGGTATTCTGGCAAACAAAGCAGCAACCGCAAGAGAACTATTAGGTAGGTTACAGACTGCATACGAAAACTTGCCAAAATGGATGCAGCAGGGTATATTATCCTGGAACAAAGGATCAATGGAGTTAGAGAATGGCAGTAAAATACTGGCAGCTTCTACGTCTGCAAGTGCTGTCCGAGGTATGTCGTTTAACATCCTGTTTCTCGACGAGTTCGCGTTCGTCCCAAATCACGTTGCTGACTCGTTCTTTGCATCTGTTTATCCTACTATTACTTCTGGTAAAAACACCAAAGTAATTATTGTATCTACGCCACATGGTATGAATCACTTCTACCGTATGTGGCATGATGCAGAAAAGAGAAAGAATGAATATATACCAACAGACGTTCACTGGAGTGAAGTTCCTGGTAGAGACGAGGAATGGAAAGAGACGACTATTGCTAACACCAGTGAGCAGCAGTTCAAGGTTGAGTTTGAATGTGAGTTCTTAGGTTCTGTCAATACCCTTATCAATCCATCTATTCTCAAAAATCTTATCTATGAAGATCCAATACAAAGAAATGCGGGTTTAGATGTATATGAAGTCTGCCAACCTGAACACAACTACCTTATTACTGTTGATGTTGCTCGTGGTTTGGGCAATGATTATTCTGCATTTATCGTGTTTGATATTACAGAGTTCCCATATAAGTGTGTAGCAAAATATAGGAACAATGAAATAAAACCAATGTTGTTTCCAAACATCATTGAGGAAACTGCCAAAGGTTTCAATAATGCCTGGGTATTAGTAGAAGTAAATGATATTGGAGAGCAAGTAGCAAATATTCTACATTATGATCTTGAGTACGATAATATGCTCATGGCATCTATGAGAGGTCGAAATGGTCAAGTGGTTGGTCATGGTTTCTCAGGTAAGAAGTCACAGATGGGAGTTAGGACAACTGCTCAGGTAAAGAAACTTGGATGTTCAAACCTGAAGACTCTTATCGAAGACTTCAAGTTGCTGACACTTGACTATGAAATTATTTCTGAACTGACAACCTTTGCACAGAAGCATAACTCATTCGAAGCAGAAGAAGGTTGTAATGATGACCTTGCAATGTGTCTTGTTATCTTCGCTTGGTTAGTAGCACAAGACTACTTCAAAGAAATGACAGACAATGATATCCGTAAGAGAATCTATGAGGAACAAAAGAATCAGATAGAACAAGACATGGCACCGTTTGGTTTTATTGCTGATGGTTTTGATGATGAAGTAACTGTTGACAGCAACGGTGACAGATGGCACACTGATGAATATGGTGACCGTGCTTATATGTGGGAATATTATTGATGGATATAGATAAGGAGATAAACTTAGAACATCTTTTATTTCTTGACCGTAAATGTAGAGTGTGCGGTAAAGTAAAGAATCTCCTTGAGGATTATTATTTGACTAGAAAGGGCAGAGGAGCACTTCCATCTGCCTATTCTTATGAGTGTAAGCAATGTACGATAGATAGAAATAAGAAAGGTACAAGCAACATGTGGGAGTATCCAGACTGGTAGTTAAGTTCACGCACAGTTTCCCCATTGAAAAAAGGCATTTTAATAAATAATTTCAGAAATATTCTGGATGTAGAGGTACACGATGCCTATAAATTTAGCATCTCCTGGCATTGTCGTAAGAGAAGTAGATCTTACCATTGGTAGAGTTGATGCAACGTCTGGTGGTTTTGGTGCCATCGTGGCTCCTTTCTCAAAAGGACCTGTTGATGAACCACTCCTGGTACAGGACGAAGCAGGTCTTCTCGACAATTTCGGTGAGCCATACGAGACCGACAAGCATTACGAGCACTGGTTAGTTGCATCATCTTACCTCGCCTATGGCGGAGGTTTAAGAGTTGTAAGAGCAGATGATGTAGAACTGACAAACGCTTTTGTTGGTGCTGCAACAAGCGTAAAAATCAAGAGCACAGAACACTACGGTGAACTTGGTTATGACAATAACACAATCACTGATGTAACATTTGCTGCAAGAAACCCAGGTTCTTGGGGAAATGGTATTAGAGTTGCCACTATCGACTCTCTTGGAGACCAGGTTTTAACCGGTATCAATGGTGCAACAGTTGGTGTCGGTATTACCCAAAGCTTCTCTGCAACTCTTCCAAAAGCAGGTTCAACAGAAACTCTTGATGGTCATCTGAAGGGTATCATCACAGATGTAACAGGAACTAACGTAACCGTTAAGGTTATCTCTCACGTTTCTTCTAGTGGTACAGAAACAGCAGTAGATTATCAAGCATCTGGTATCTACAAGTTTGATTCTTCAACCCTTTCAATCAACACTTTAGACTCTGCCACTGTTGGTTACACCACTGCAGTTACTGGAGCAAGAGACTGGTTCAATGATCAGACTCTGACTTTGACCGGTGCTGGTTCAACCATCTCTTGGAGTTCTATCTCGGAGAGACCTGGAACTTCATCATTTGCTGCTGCAAGAGATGCAAGATTTGACGAAGTACACGTAGTAGTCATCGACGGTGAAGGTGAAGTCACTGGAAACCCAGGAACCATTCTTGAGAGACATCTGAACCTCTCGAAAGCAAAAGATGCTGAATACTCCTTAGGAAGTACGGCTTACTGGAGAAAGTATCTTTACAATGCTTCTTCTCAAGTCTTTGGTGGTTCTGAACCTGCTGGTATTGTAACAACTGGTTTCAGTTCTGGTTTCACACGTCAAGCAGACCAAGGATGGGATCAAAACGCTCAAGGAATTATCTTTGGTGCTTCTGGTTCTAACACCTATTCACTTGGTGGTGGTAAAAACTACGATGGTGGTACAGACCTCACCGTAACTGGTGCTCTTACTTCCACTCTTGGTAAACTCAGTGAAGGTTATGGACTCTTTGAAAATACCGAAAAGCATGAAGTAGACTTCTTACTGATGGGTTCTGCGAACCACACCAAAGAAACTGCTCAGGCACTTGCTAACAAGTTGATCGCTGTTGCTGAAGAAAGAAAAGACGCTATTGCGTTTATCTCTCCATACAGAGGTGCATTCCTTGCTGATGGTGCAGTTGGAACAGTTACAACTTATAGTGATGCTGCTATCACTGACAGAGTTGTTGAGTTCTACGCTCCTGTTACTTCAACCACCTTCGGTATTTTCGATAGTGGTTACAAGTACATGTACGATAGGTTCAGTGATACCTTCCGTTACGTTCCAATGAACGGTGACGTTGCAGGTTGCTGTGCTAGAAACGACATCAACAATTTCCCTTGGTTCTCACCAGCGGGTAACTCAAGAGGTGCTATTCTCAACGCTGTAAAACTTGCTTATAACCCAAGCAAAACTCAAAGAGACGAACTGTACACCAACAGAATCAACCCAATCATCTTCTCCCCTGGTGATGGTATCATCCTCTTCGGAGACAAGACTGGTTTCGGTAAAGCATCTGCATTCGACAGAATCAACGTTCGTCGCTTGTTTATCTTCCTTGAAGATGCTATCTCTGCTGCTGCCAAGGATCA